CATGTTATACAATCTTACGATACAGCATTTTTAAAAAAAGAAACAGCCGATTACAGTGCGATAACGACATGGGGTATATTCTATCCTGACGAAGACTCAGGTGCTAATCTAATATTACTTGATGCCATAAAAGGTAGATACGAGTTTCCTGAACTACGTAGACTAGCGTTAGAGCAGTATAAGTATTGGATGCCTGAATCAGTTATAGTTGAGGCAAAAGCTAGTGGTTTGCCCTTGACTTACGAACTACGGAACATGGATATACCGGTTGTGAACTTCACACCTAGTAAAGGCAACGACAAGCACGCCCGTGTAAATGCGGTTGCACCTTTGTTCGAATCTGGTATGATATGGGCTCCCGAGCAAAAATTTGCCGAGGAGGTCATTGAGGAATGCGCAGCGTTTCCCTATGGCGATCATGACGACCTTGTGGATTCTACGACACAAGCAATTATGCGATTTAGACAGGGCGGTCTAATCGGTCACCCTGAAGATTACGTAGATACAAAGGCAGAGAAACCTAAAAGAGTATATTATTAATGGAATTACTAAGACTATTAGCTAGACAAAGATTACTTAAAGTCGGTGAGAAAGGAATCATGACTATAGGTACTAAAGAAGCTGTCGAAAGAGAAGCTAACAACTTAGCATTGTTATTACAAAAATATAAATTAGATCCATCAGCTTTTAATGACATAGGTAGTCTTAAAAGAACTGTCAGAGGTTTAGAAGAACTAGATCTTGCAAATGCTTTAAAAACAAAAGCTCCTCCACCAGACAATGTAATAGAAGGTAAGTTTGGTAAATCATTTTCAGAAGAAATAAAAGACATGGAAGATGTAATGAAAAAAGTAGACTTACCTCAAAAAGATATTGATAAAGAAAAAGAATTTTTAGAAAGATCCATGAAAAAAAATATAGCTGAAGCAACTGAAAAAGGAGACTTTACAGGTATTGCTAATCAAGTTTTAAGAGACAAAGACATCATGAGAGAGTTTATGTTGTCTAAAAAATTTCCATTTAGTCCAGATAAAAATGTATTTAGTGGTGAAGATGCCATACCTCTTGCAAGAAAAGCAAAGTTTGATGAAGAGACAAAACAGATGGGTATATCTTTAACACCAGGTAAAGATGCAAAAGGCACTGTTGATGAGTTTGTAAATCAAATGAAAAGATTTAAAGTATCAGATAAAGATATACAATCAATGTTAAAATCCGGTAAGTCTGGTCAAGTAGATTATGTTATGGAACAATATGGTTTAAGTGCTAGTGATGTTGCAGATATTCTAAAAGGAGGTAAACCTTTAATCGAGGGCATGGCAGACGGTGGTCGTATAGGTTTAAAAGAGGGTTACAGACCGGGAGCGCCTATAGATCCATTAGACCCACAAAGAAAACTATCTGAAGCTATGGACGCTTACGACAAGTATTATAAAGGCCCTGGAAAAAAAGTAAGAAAAATACCGTTTATGAAATTTTTTGAAATATATGCAAAAGAAAATTTTGCAGACGGTGGTCGTGTAGGTTTAAAAATAGGTTCTAGCAAAAAAACTGCTACAGGAGATTATGAAGGTTTTGATTTAAGTTATTTAAAAGATTTGTCCCCAGAAGTACAAAAAGCTTTTTTAAGAAGATTGTATACAGGCAACATGACTAAACAAGCAGACGGTGGTCGTGTTGGTCTAAAAGTTGGTAGTATGTCTAGACGTGCTTTTTTAAAAATGTTAGCTGCTTTAGGGATAACAGGAGCTGCTGCTAAATCTGGTATTGTTAGTTTAGGTGGTAAGCAAACAGGTAAACAGGTTGTAAAAGAAGTTATTAAAACACCTAACGTTGCTGGTAAACCAGAGTGGTTTGATAGTTTGGTTAACAAAGTTATTGCTGAGGGAGTCGATAAAACAGATGACTTGGCTTACAAAGAAAGAATGGTTGTACATACTAAAAAAATTAATCCTAATGAAGAGGTTGCGGTCTATCAAGATTTAGAGGATGGTTCTGTTAGAATTAATGTCGGTGGTCACATGACCGATAAAGATGGAAAAGTAATAAGAGCTGTAAATGATCCAGACCAAGTTGATCTTATAGTTAGAAAAGGTAAAACAGAAGAAGGTGGATTTAAAACAAAAGATAGTTTTGAGGCGACTGAGTCAGAGCCACGTGTCGCAAACCAAGATGGTGACATAGAATTTGATGGCGAGAATGTTGTTAACAACGTTGACGATCTAATGCAGGATGTTAGTAATTTAGAAGAGTATGCTACAGGTAAAAAATTAACAGGTACCAAAAAGAAAAAAGCAGTAGAGAAACAAGAAAAATTTCAAAAATTTACCGAAGACCGATTAGAACAAGCAGAGTATATAGAAAATAAATACGGACCTGGTGGTGACTATGCATCAGGCGGTATTGCTAGAATGCTAGGTGAATAATGGCTGATAAATATAATCCAACACAATTTAAAGATTTAATTGGCTATCTTACTAGACCTAGTGAGGATAAAAAACGTATGCGAGATTATTTTGAAACCAACGATCCTGTTGAGTTTGGAAGAGAAATTATTAGAAGAACTGTGCCCATAGATTTTTCAGAAATTCCTGTTTTAGAAAACGTTTCAATTGGAATGGGTGTCCCTAATAAAATAGAACTTGGTGCTAACTTTAATGTCGGTGGTGGAGAACTTACGATTGGTGCAGGTATGCAGGGACAAGACAAGTCCATGGGCATTGGTTTTAGAAAAGAGTTTGATGATGGGGGTAGAGTTCCTTTACAAGCAGGAAGTAATCCTGAAGGAGATCGTAGAATGTATTCTGGTAGAATGATGACAGAAGAACAAATTCAAGCTATCAGAGATAGAAGAAAAGTTCCTAAAAAAGAAGGAATGGTTTATGATAAAGAAACAAAAGAGTTTAGACCTAGAAAAGTAAGTGTGATCTCAGAAAAAATGTCTGAAGCAAGCGCTGAAACTAAAGCTACAAAAACAAAAAACAAATTAGAAAATTTTATAAAAGATTTTAAAGAAACAAATGGAAGACTTCCAGGTATTATGGAAATAAGAAATGGAGCAGACGCATCTACAAAATCCATAAAAAAATATTTAACAGAGGGGATAGATTATACAAAAACATCTTTAACAGAAGCAGCAGTGCAAGGAGGGCAAAAATCAGCTATTGTTAGAGCAGTTCCTGAAGGTCAAGATCCATCTTATGTAAAAAGAGCTAAAACTTTAGATGAGGCAAGTAAATTTTTAAGCGTACAAGATAAAGCAGATTTTAAAAAAATTAATGATGGTAAAAAATTTATAAATAATTATTTTAAAGCTAATCCAGAAGCGATCAATACAACAGAGTTTGGTAAAAATATTAAAGAACTTTTATCTTTTAGAATGGATAAAGATACAGGAGCTATTTTTTCAAAAGTAAGACCAAATGATTACTATATTCAAAAAGCAAAAGAAGGAAAACTCTTTGATATATTTGATATTAAAGCTGTTAAAGAAGGAGGAAGAAGTTTAAGATTTCCCACAAATATAAATTTAACCCCAGGACAATTTAATTCAGTATTTATACAAAATCAGGTAGGAAAATATTTTGCAAAAGGTGCAAACCCTGAAGCATTAAAAAACGTAGAAGATATTTTAAATAAATATAAACTTAGAGTTAAATTACCTGAGGTAGGTTATTTAGGAACTGACAACCCCGTTGCTGTTAGCAGAGCGACAGGAGAGTTTCCAAAAATTACAGATACTTTAAAATCCATGAAAGCTCCACAAGAGGTTTTAGATCAATTTAAAGATGTAAAAAATAAAATTTCTCAAGATCTTGGAGAACTAGGTTGTCCAACAGCTAAGTTTGCTTTAGGTGGTAGAGTTAAATTTAGTTCTGGTAGTGCGTGTGTAATTAAAGGTAGAGAAAAATTAGAGTCTATTTTAAAAAAAGGTGTTAAGGTGGGTTCCAATGAAGCTGTACTTGCAAACGGTATATTAAAAGCAGGACAAGGTTTAAAGAATGCGTTTGCACTTAGAGGATTGTTTGGCCCTGCGGCCATAGCTTTGACTGCTTTGACAGAGGGGGGAATACTTGGTTATGATATGTTATCGCAAGGTAAAACTTTTAAAGAGGCAATGGGTGATAGTTTATTTAATCTAATGTTGGGTGAAGATTACAGATTCAATAATGACTTTTTGGCTAAAGGTGGAACGTTTGATGAGAGATTAGATAAATTAAAATTTAATCCTAATCAAAAACAATTAATAGATAATTTTAGAACTTATGTCAGTGAGGCACAAGCATTAGGTGATGCATCGCTTAACGTTGATAAGGCACAGAGATTATTAGATGAGACAGGCCAGATAAAAGGTAGACTTGGTAGAGATAGAACGACGACATTAGAAAAAAATCTTGCAGAAGCAACAGCAGCTAAACAAGCTGCTGATCAATCTTTTCAAACAAGAGTTCAGGATATAGACTTTGCTAAACAATTACAATCAGGCATGACCGAAGGTCAAGATCTTATGGGCAAAGCTATTGATTTAGCAGAGTTACAACAATTAGGTTCCGTGGATCAGAATATTTACGGTAAAGCTTTTGAAGGACCTATTGCTGAAGAAAAAAGAAAAGAAAGAATTTTAGAATTACTACCAACAGCATTAAATTTTGCAGGTGGTGGTATTGCAAAACAAGCAGGTGATTCTTCTGGTAAACCACCATTGAGTGGGCCAACTCCACAAGGGTTGCCAGGACTATTAAAACGTGGTATTTAAATATAGGAGTATAAATGGCAGATATAGATAAAGGACTCCCGAACACTAGAACTAAACTTGAGGTTCCTTCAGAAGAGGAGATTCAAGAAGAAATTGCTGTTCAGGAACCAGAAGAAGAAAAAGGACCCGTAGAGGTCATACCAGAAGAAGACGGCGGTGCAACAATAGACTTTGAACCGGGGTCAATAAATATACCTGGAACAGAATCTCACTTTGATAACTTAGCAGATATTTTACCTGATGATGTTTTAGATCCAATTGGTGGCGAAATGGTTAACAACTACATGGATTACAAAGCGTCAAGAAAAGATTGGGAACAATCTTATAAATCAGGTTTAGATCTTTTAGGATTTAAATACGAAAACAGAACAGAACCTTTTCAAGGAGCATCTGGGGCAACACACCCAGTTTTAGCAGAAGCTGTTACACAGTTTCAAGCACAAGCATACAAAGAATTATTACCATCTGACGGACCAGTCAGAACACAAGTTATAGGACTTAAAAATCCTGGAACAGAGCAACAAGCTCAACGTGTAAAAGATTACATGAATTATTTATTAATGGATAAGATGAAAGAATACGAAGAAGAGTTTGACTCAATGTTATTTCATTTACCACTAGCAGGTTCTACATTTAAAAAAATTTATTACGATGTGTCTATGG